ACTGGCGGTAGTGCAGGCGGATCACGTTTTGCAAATGATCAATCATCGACACCAGTTGATGCGGCACACGTTATTCATATTTCATTGAATGAAGGTATCGACGGCTTTTGGCCTTTCGGTACATCTATCTTAGAACCAATCTTTAAAGTTTATAAACAAAAAGAATTACTAGAAGATGCTATTCTAATCTATCGTGTACAACGTGCGCCAGAACGCAGAGTGTTTTACATTGATGTGGGTAACATGCCAACTCACAAAGCACGTGCGCACCTAGAACGTATCAAGAATGAAATTCATCAAAGACGTATTCCATCTAAGACTGGTGGTGGACAAACTGTTACTGATAGTGCTTACAATCCACTATCAATCATGGAAGATTATTTCTTTGCTCAAACAGCAGAAGGGCGTGGTTCTAAAGTTGAAACACTTCCGGGCGGTGAGAACTTAGGTCAAATTGATGATTTGAAATACTTTAACGACAAACTATTACGTGGCTTACGTGTTCCAGCTTCATACTTAGGTGGTATGGATGACGGCGGCGCAACAGTGAATGATGGTCGTGTAGGTACAGCAATGATTGCTGAATTTAGATTTACTAAGTTCTGTGAACGACTACAAGCACTTATCGTTGAACAACTAGACAATGAGTTTAAGATGTTCTGTAAAAATCGTGGGGTGCAAGTAGAGAGTTCACGTTTCTCATTGCAATTCAATACTCCTCAGAACTTCGGTAAGTTCCGTCAAGCAGAAGTAGATCAAGTTGCAATGAATGTATTTTCATCTATTGAAGGCGCTGATTATATCAGTAAGCGTTTTGCTCTACAGCGTTTCTTAGGACTAACAGAAGATGAAATACTAGAAAACGAAAAGTTATGGCGTGAAGAAAACGGCGACACCGATGCACTAGCTGGCGCTAGTGATAATCTTAAAGGCGTAGGTGCAGCACCTTCACCGGACGATATAGGTGGAAACGATGATTTTGACTTTGATGAAACTGACGCAGATGATACAGAAGACGGTTCAGTAATCGATGGATCAGAAAACGCAGAAACAGACGAGGAAGTATAAATACTACTATGAGATATTCAGATTTAACAGAAAACTATTCTCCAGACGAGGATAACCATAATAGTAGAGAGATAGATGATACCCGTAAGGATCGTCTAACTCTTATTCACCTATCAAAGTTGCGTAAAATTCGTGAATACCGTAAGTATCAAGAAGGTGTTAAATCACAGCAAGTACAGCGTCAATATAAAGGCGGCGGCGATGAAAGCGGCGGCGATATGGAGCTTTAAACTCTATTAAGTAGTAAGTTTTACTATTCAAGTCACATACTAAATATCTCTACAACAATGAAACGGCTAAAAAGTAGCCGTTTTTTTGCATTTCCCTATTATACACTATCTTTACCTATAAATACTTTTGAAACAAAGAGTGTTTCTACAACCGCCACAGAAAGCAGTGGCTTTTTAGATAAGGAGACATTAATATGTCAAGCAAACTAGAACAAGTACTAGAACTTCTTATCAACGAGGAGCGTGAAGCAGCGGAAGAGCTACTGCACGATTTTATCGTAGAAAATGCTCGTCAGATCCATGAGGAACTACTGAACGAAAGTGACGAAGTAGTAGAAGAAGAACTTGAGGAACTAGACGAAGCAGACGATATCGTTGAGCTAGAAGACGAAGCATCAGAACTAGAAGATGATGCATCAGAAATTGAAAACGAAGAATTCTATGACGAAGACGAAATGGAAGACGAAGAAGCAATCGATGATCTAGAAATGGATGACGATGCAGAAGCGGAAGACGAAGGCGTTGAAGCACGTGTAGATGATCTAGAATCAGCATTAGCTGAACTAGAAGCAGAATTCGAAAAAATTATGTCAGGTGAAGACGATGACATGGAAGACGAAGCAGACGATATGGATGCGGAAGACGAAATGGAAGAGTCATTCGAACTAGAACTAGACGAGTCAGAAGACGAAGACCTAGAAGAAGGTGAAGAACTTGACCTAGAAGAATCAGACGATGACGCAGACGAAGATGAAGACCTAAACGAGTATGTAACTCCAGTGTCAGCATCAGCAGGCGACAACGGCGATAACACATCATCAACTGTAAACGCAAATCCAAAGCGTCCAGGCGACGATTCAAATGCAGCACCAGTAAAAGCGAATGATGGTAACACATCAGGCGGTAAAGGTGACGCACCAAAAGATATGGGTACAAAGAATGTAAACGTATCAGGTAACTCAAAATCACCAGCAATGTCAAATCAAGCGGCAAAGCCAGGTGACAATGGTGTGAATAACAAGTCAATCACATCATAATTTAATTCTATTTGGAGAAACCAATGACCGTTCTTATTGAAAGATTTTCACACAGTCAAGCAGGTGTTAAAACCCGCATTGTCGAAGGTGAGGATGGTGGAAAGAACATGTTTATGGAAGGCATTTTCGTCCAAGGTGGCGTAAAAAATGCTAACCAACGTGTTTACCCGGTTTCAGAAATCTCAAGAGCAGTGGAAAGCGTTCAGAAAAAAATCTCTGAAGGTTACCCTGTTCTAGGTGAATGCGATCATCCACCGGAATTAACAGTTAACGTTGACCGTGTGTCACATATTATTGAAAGTATGTGGATGGACGGACCGAACGGCTATGGTAAACTTAAAATTGTTCCTACACCAATGGGCAACATCATCAGAACATTAATCGAATCAGGCGCTACTTTAGGTGTTTCTTCTCGTGGTTCAGGTGAAGTTGGTAACAACGGTGAAGTGAGTAACTTTGAGATTGTAACTGTAGATATCGTAGCTCAGCCAAGTGCTCCAGAAGCATATCCAAAGGCTATCTACGAAGGATTAATGAACATGAAAGGCGGCTATCAAACTTGGCAGCTTGCACAGAGTGTTCAAAATGACAAGGCAGCGCAGAAGTACTTGTCAGAAGAAATAGTAAAGTTCATTCGTGAACTTAAACTGTAAAACAGGAGAAGCAACAATGGCAACAGAAATCCTTGCTAACCTTCTAGAGTCCGGCGCACTAAGCGAAGAAGCTGGTGCGGCTATTAAAGAGGCTATGGAAGCAAAACTAAATGAAGCAAGAGAGGAAATTACAGCCGAGTTGCGTGAAGAATTCGCACAAAAGTTTGAACATGACAAAGGTGTTATCGTTGAAGCAATGGATAATATGCTAACTACAGCAATCCAAGCTGAGATGACTGAGTTTAAGTCAGACCGTGAATCTCTAATCGCAGAACGAGTTGCGTATAAGAAAGCAATTTCTGAACACGCTAAGATCCTTGAAAAATTCATTACTTCTCAACTTGCAGCAGAAGTTAAGGAACTACAAGCTGACCGTGCAAAAGTAGCTGAAAATCTAGAAACGACAAAATCGTTTGTAGTGAAGCAACTATCACGTGAACTTGCAGAATTCCATAACGACAAGCGTGAATTAGTAGAAACTAAAGTACGCATGGTAGCAGAAGGCAAACAACTTCTTAACAAAACAAAAGAATCGTTTGTCAAGCGTTCAGCAGAGTTAGTAGAGAACACAATCTCTAACGCTCTACGTTCAGAAATCGCAATGCTTAAAGAGGACATCACAGCGGCTAAAGAAAACGAATTTGGTCGTAAACTGTTTGAAGCATTCGCAGGCGAATTCATGTCATCACAATTAAATGAAGGCACTGAAGTAGCTAAAGTGAATAAAAAGCTAAACGAAACTGCTAACAAAGTTGCAGAATTAGAAGCAGTGATTACTGCTAAAGAAGCAGATATTGCTACAGCGCAAAAAGCCAAGCGCGTAATGGAAGATCGTATGAATCGCAAAGCGAAACTAGACGAACTACTGTCACCACTTGCTGGTCAAAAGCGTGAAGTAATGTCAGACTTACTTGAATCAGTAAAAACAACTAATTTAAAAACAGCTTTCAAGAAATATCTACCAGCTGTTTTAAATGAATCAGTTTCAGCGCAAGCGGAAACAAAAACATTAACAGAAAGCAAAGTTACAGAACACACTGGAAACCGCGTTGTAAAAGAAACAACACAGTCAACAGGTGACGATGCTGATATAGTCGTGCTAAGAAAACTAGCCGGTCTAAAGTAATTAACCAGAACACAGGAGAATCAAACAGATGGAAAATCTTTTTGAAGGTAACAACTGGGACAACACACGTGATGCGCTACTAGAAGGTCTAGAAGGCACAAAACGTGACGTAATGTCATCAGTACTAAACAACACAAAAGTAGCTCTTGCAGAATCAGCAACAGCAGGCGCAACACAAGCAGGTAACATTGCGACACTAAACAAAGTGATCCTACCAGTTATCCGTCGTGTAATGCCAACAGTTATTGCAAACGAAATCATCGGCGTACAGCCAATGACTGGTCCAGTGGGTCAGATTCACACACTACGTGTACGTTATGCAGACAACGCAGCAGGCGTAACAGCAGGCCAAGAAGCTCTATCACCATTCGATATTGCTAAATCATACTCAGGCGCAAACGGTACAGCACCAGCAGCGACAGCAGCTATGGAAGGTACAGCAGGTAACAGAATGTCAATCCAAGTGATGAAACAAACTGTTGAAGCGAAAACACGTAAGCTATCAGCACGTTGGACATTCGAAGCGGCACAAGACGCTAACGCAATGCACGGCCTAGACGTTGAAGCAGAGATCATGGCAGCACTTGCTATGGAAATCACAGCAGAAATCGACCAAGAAGTTCTAGGTTCACTAGAAAATCTAGCGACAACTGGTGCGACTTTCGACATGACAAACACACAGTTCACTGGTACACCAACATTCGTAGGTGATCGTCATGCAGTTCTAGCAACTCTAATCAACCAACAAGCTAACCTAGTAGCACAGCGCACACGTCGCGGTGCAGCAAACTGGGCAGTTGTTTCACCAGCAGCACTAACAGTGCTACAGTCAGCAACTACATCAGCTTTCGCACGTACAACAGAAGGTACATTCGAAGCGCCAACAAACACAAAGTTCGTAGGCACACTAAACGGCACAATGCGCGTATATGTAAACACATATGCAAATGACGCGGCACCAGTTCTACTAGGCTATAAAGGCTCAGGCGAAATCGATGCAGCAGCATTCTATTGCCCATACGTACCGCTAATGTCATCAGGCGTTGTTGTGGATCCACAGTCATTCGAACCAGTAGTGTCATTCATGACTCGTTACGGTTACGTTGAGCTAACAAACACAGCATCATCACTAGGTAACGCAGCAGATTACGTTTCAAAAATCGAAGTTGCAAACCTAGCATTCGTATAAGTTTTACTTAAACGATTAATAATATTAACCCGGGAGGAAACTCCCGGGTTTTTTATTGCCTTCTACTTTAATTTATAAATGTGATAAATAGACTTGTATAATTAAGTTTGGAAGAACATATCATGGCAGAACAATTAAAATTTGGTGACCGACTATTTCTTAAAGGTGAAAAAGTCATTCTAGATAATGGAATTGACAGTGACGCATTTATTCATTCTAGGAATGGTAAGTTAGTTATTGGTTATAATGAAGCAGATCCTCAAGAGATAGATCACGAAGTTGTGATTAGAGGCAACCTAACAGTAGACGGTACTATGACTAGCCTCAAGACGGTTGAAACTATTATTAAAGACAATATGATTGTTCTCAATGACGGCGAACCCGGACCAGGTGTAACAGCAGGCGAGGCTGGTCTAGAAATTGATAGAGGCGACGGAGAAGATTCTGCAATATTTCAATGGAATGAAACTACCGATGAATTTGAATTAAAATTAGGAAATAATTATGCAAATTTTAATCTGAATGATTTAATAGTTAATGGCCAACTTACTGTCACAAGTGAACTTCAACATCAGATTGGCGATTTTACATTTAATCAGAATGTAATGTCAGTTGTATCAGACCAAATGGAAATTCGTTCACCGGGCAGCATTTCCTTCTATCCAGACGAAGATGATAGTAACCCTGTACCACAAGGCGGGGAAAAGATTGTCTGGTTGCGTGATGGTGCAAAACTTGTTTTTGAAGGTACTATTCCAGATGATTACGAAGTTAAACTACAAGCAACAGATATTACAGCCGACAGAGACATCATTCTTCCAGATGAAAGCGGTACACTTGCTTTACAAGAATGGACAACAAGACAACTAGGTGCTCTTACTACAGATGATATAGAAGAAGGCACTAATAATCTTTATTAT